TATTACAACCTCTGGTTCTGCAACTGCTTTTAACACTTCTTCAGATTATAGATTAAAAGAAGATTTGAAAGATTTTGATGGACTTGACAAAGTTTCTAATATTAAAGTTTATAACTTTAAATGGAAGGTAGATGAAAACAGAAGTTATGGTGTTCTTGCTCATGAACTTGCAGAAGTTTTACCTCAAGCAGTTAATGGAGAAAAAGATGCTGAAAAAATGCAAGGAGTTGATTATTCTAAAATCGTTCCATTATTAGTAAAATCAATACAAGAACTAAAAGCAGAAATAGAAACTTTAAAAACACAAATAAATAAATAATTATGGCAAATACATACAGTTGGCGAATTAACGCATTAAACGCTAAAATAAAACAAGATGACAAAGACAATGTCATATATACTGTTCATTGGTCTTATAATGCTCAAGATGATTCTGAGCCACCTATTCAAGTAGGTTCAATAGGAACATTAGGAGTACAATATAAAGAGGGCGACCCCTTTATTGAATACGCTGACCTAAAAAAATCTGATGTTGAAGGATGGCTAGAAGCAGGATTAGATGTAGATGCCATGAAACAAAATTTAGATAATCAAATAGAATTAAAGAAAAACCCTGTGGATGAAACTTTATATCCAGATTGGAGTTGAAAATTTAAAAAATTAATTACATTTGTAAAATAAATTTAAATTAATAATTATGGCAAACAAAATTGATGACAAAGAATTAGAATCATTACAAGAAAATCAAAATCAAATTAATCAACTGTTAAATAAAATTGGTTTATTTTACCTACAAAAAATTAATGCTGAAAAAGTATTAGATGGATCAATTAATGAATCAAAAGATTTAAGTGAAAAACAGGCAACTATAAAAAAAGATCTTGAACAAAAGTATGGAAAAATCTCAGTAGATTTAACTTCTGGTGAGTATTCTGAAATAAGTGATGAAAATAGTTCTGAAATTAGTGATGAAAATAGTAATGAATAATTATTAGATTATGGCTACAATTAATGGATCAAGTTTTTTAATTTATAAAGATAACGATCCTATTGGTCATTCTAATAATGCTACTATAAATTTAAATTGTGATCTGCCAGATAGTAGTTCAAAAGATTCTAATGGATGGCGTGAGGTTTTAGCAGGTGTTAGAAGTGGAACTATTGAAGTTTCTGGCTTAACGGATTACTCTGATACTATAAACTTTTCGGAACTTGCTGAAATGGTTTTGCTTAGAACTTCGGCAACATTTTATTTTAGTCAAGATATTGAGGGTTATGGTGATGGTTTAGTATTGTATGGAACTGGATATATTCAAAGCGTTGATGAAGAAGCAAGTGTTGAGGCAATCACTAATTATAATTTAACAATTAATTTAACTAGCTTAATTTTAGTTGATGAAAGGACTGGTGAGGTTTGGAACACTGACTTTGATGAATGGGAAACTGCTATCTCAAATTGGGAAGTTGCATAAAATATTATTTTGTATATTTGAATAAAATTATTAACTAATAAAATTTAAATAAATGGCAACAGTCGGAGTGTTCAATGGAACTAATTTATTATTGAAAGTTATCACAGATGGTGGTACTTTAGCAACAGTAGGTCATACTACATCATGTACGTTATCATTATCAAATGATTTACCAGAGGCAACAACAAAAGATAGTGCTGGTTACCAAGAGGTGATCGCTGGAGTTAGATCAGGTGAAATAAGTTTTGAAGGGTTAGTGGCTTATGATGATGCAGCTAATGCTATTGAAATGGCGGACTATTTACTAGCTAGACAAAAAGTTGATTTCTCTTTTGGTACCGCAGCTACTGGCGATGCGGTTTATTCTGGTGAAGGATATTTTTCTAGTGTTGAAATGAGTGCTGAAATGGAATCACCAGTAACTTACTCTGGTTCGATTTCTATTACAGGAGCAATTGCAAAAGCTACAAACTAATAAATAGAACTTTTAAAACAGACACCTAGATTAAGGAGCTAGGTGTCTTTAATTTATATATTATGGCAAACAAGAGGCGAGGTTACTATACCTTAAAAATAGGTGGTAAAATGCGAACAATGCATTTTTCTATGAATTTCTGGTCTAATTTTACAGAACAATTAAATTTACCACTTGATAAAATTGGTGATGTTTTTTCTGGTGGAATGTCCATAAAAGGAATAATAGCATTAATATATTCAGGATTATTAGCATACGATCAAGAAGAGGGTAATGAAATTGATTATAATGAATTTAAAGTTGGAATTTGGCTTGAGGATTTTGATTCTGAAAAATTGAATGATGTTGTAAGTTCAATGTTGGAATCTAGGATACTAGGAAATGATCTTAATATGGGTATCAATAGAAAGGTTACTAAAACAACAAAAGTGGGAAAGTCCAAAGCCGACTGACTTGGGACACTGTTATTGATTATTTTATAGGTCAAGTTGGCATAAATCCTGATAATTTTTGGAAAAATACTTGGAAGGAAAATCAATTATTAGGCGAAGCACATACTATTAGATTAAATTTAGAGTGGGAGCAGTTTAGATATTTATCCTCTATAATTTTTAATGTTAATTGCGATAAAAGAGCGCAGATGATTACACCAGATAAGTTATTTCCTTTGCCTCAAGATGTGTATTTAGAACGTGGTAAACCAAAATCAACTAGAAAGGAATATGAGGCATTTTTAAAAAAGGTAAACAATTTAAAGTCATCAAAATGATGGCTTTTTTTTTTCGTATTTTTGAATAAAATTAAAACATGGCAAAATTAAGAATAGATCTGCAAGTTAACTCTAGCGGATTAAACGCTGGTTTAAAGAGTGCATCAGGGAAACTTAAACAATTTGGATCAAAAATAAGTAGTATTGGTGCAAGTATGCAAAGATTTGCATTACCATTAGCGATTGCTGGTGGCGCGGCTATTAAAATGGGTGCTGACTTTGATAAGTCAATGACTAAGATAAAATCTTTGGTAGGAATTGCAGGGGATGAGGTTGATAAAATGGGAAAACAAGCCAGACAAATGGCTATTGAAACAGGGCAAAGCAGTACAGATGCCGCAGATGCTTTATTCTTTATTACATCCGCTGGTTTAAAAGGAGCAGAGGCAATGGATGTTTTAAATGCATCTTTAAAAGCAAGTGCATCAGGTTTAGGTGATGTTACTCAAGTAGCCGATGCGGCAACCTCAGCGATGAACGCTTATGGCTCAGATAGTTTAAGTGCTAGTGATGCAACAGATGTTTTAGTTGCTTCAGTTCGTGAGGGAAAAATGTCAAGTGAAGAATTAGCTGGTTCTATTGGTCAAGTAATTCCTATTGCCTCTAATATGGGCGTTACATTTAATGAAGTTGGTGCAACTATGGCGGCAATGTCCAGAACTGGTACAAAAGCGGCAACTGCATCAATGCAATTAAAAAATATATTGATGTCTATTAATAAGCCATCAAAAGAAGCGTCTGATGAACTAGCTAAAATGGGTTTATCCTCACAATCATTAAAACAAAAAATTAAAGAGGATGGTTTATTATCTACATTAGAATTATTAAAAGAAGAATTTGGACAAAATGCGGATGCTCAGGCAAAGGTATTTGGTAACGCTAGAGCTTTAATGGGTGTAATGGATTTACTAGGAAAAGGTATTGATTCAACTAGAGAGATTTTTGGCAAAATGAATGATGTTCAAGGGGATACACAAAAGGCATTTGATAAAACTGCCGAGAGTGCTAGTTTTAGATTAAAAAAAGCTCTAAATACAGCCAAAGAATCTTTTGCTGAAATGGGTGCTATTTTATTAACTACATTATTACCATTAATTCAAGATCTTACTGGATTAATAACTAGATTATTCAAATCATTTAATAAGCTAGATCCTGGTATGCAAAAATTTATTTCAGCAATTGGAGTTTTAGTTATTGCATTGCCTACAATTATTGGTTTATTTGGCACATTATTAACAGCCATTGGTGCATTATTATCACCAATCGGCTTAGTTGTATTGGCTATTGCTGGAATTGGTACTGCAATTTATACACAATGGGATACAATAGGAAAAATATTAGTAAAATTTTATAATGGTTTTGTTGATTTATATAATGGCTCTGAGCTTTTTAGAGGTGTTATTTCGGCATTAGAGTTTGCATTTACAGCGGCATTTATAAGAATGAAAGCTGGTGTTGACCAATTAATTAATGCATTTGATACTATTTGGAAAGCTATAAAGGCGTTTGCAAATGATGAAAGTATTGGCGATGTCCTAAGCAAAGGATGGGAAAATACACAAGCCATATCAGAAAAAGCTGGTGAGGATATTGCCGATGCTTTTAATAAAGGAATGGCAACTGTAATCAATGGTGAGCTAGAACATCAAACTTTTGAAGGTGTTACAAAAGCAATGAAAAATGTAGCTAAAAAAGTAAAAGGAAAGGTAACTGGACTTTTAGGAGGTGATGTTTTCGGAGGAGCCGCTGGTGGTGATGATAAAAAAGAACCAAAAAAGATCGGTGGGATAGGTGTTGCAAGTGTAGGGTTAGATCCAGTAACTCAATTAGCAATGGGTGCAAAAGAAGGAAATATATTATTACAAACCGAACTAACTAATTCTGCTAATATAATGCAACAGGATTTAGATAAACGTAAAGCTAAAATGGAGCAGTTTAAGCAAATGGGTTTGGAAATGGGTGAATCGGTTAAGGGTGCTTTTTCATCTATGGGAGTTTCAATAGCACAATCATTAGGCATGGGCGAAACTGCAATGGGAACATTTGTTGGCACTTTAATAACATCTGCAATGACATCAATTGGTGCATCACTTGCACAAACAATGGCTTCTGGTATGGTAGCGGCTGGTGAATCAGCAAAGTCATTTGGACCATTAGCTGCATTTGTTTTACCAGCATTTTTAGCAGGAGCTGCGGTAGCAGTTAAATCAGCATTTTCAAAAATTAAAAAACCTCAAAAGTTTGCAGATGGTGGTATTGTCAGCACCCCAACATTAGGGTTAATGGGTGAATATCCAGGAGCAAGAAGTAATCCTGAGGTTATTGCTCCACTTGATAAATTAAAATCAATGATAGGAAATAGATCATCACAAAGGGTGCAAGTTGGTGGCTCATTTACACTAAAAGGTCAGGATTTAGTAGTAGCATTAGAAAGAGCAAACACAAATAGAAACAGGATTTTATAATGGCTTATGGCGTAAAATATAGATTAGAATTTTCTGATGAAAATTTAAAGGGGAAAAAAGTTGAAATCTTAAAAGATGGCTATTCTGGAAGTGTTTTAGCATTAACAGGAGCTGAAGAACCAGTAGTTATTACTTGGGATTCAAACGACAATATATATTCACCAATAAAAGGATCAACTTGTACCATTAATTTATTTGATACTGATTCAAGTGCTTATGATAATTTTTATGAGGCGGATGAAAGGGAATATCAAGTAAAAATATATTATAAAGATTCATCTAGTAATTATCAGTTATTTTGGATTGGTTGGTTGGTTGTCGATCAATTTAAAGAAGCATTACAAGCTAAACCATATCCTATATCATTAACCGCCTATGATGGTTTAGGATTATTAGGAGGGTATGATATGCCAACTGGCACATCTTATACCGCTAAGACATTATTATATTATATATATACTATTTTAGATGATTTAGATTTAGATTTAGATATTTATATTTCAAATGATATATTACAAAGCTCACCTTCAGCAAGTACATATACATTATATGACCAAATTTCTGTAAGTCAAAGGGCATATTTTAAAGATGGTTGGGATTTAAGAACCTCAAAAAAAGTATTAGAAACTATTTTAAAATATACAAATGCAAGAATTTTCCAATCGTATGGGCGTTGGTATATAATAAATAATTCAAGTTATTCAGAGCAATCGGTTAAAAACTCTAGTTATACAACCGCAAGTGGTGGATCTGTGCCAACAGGTATTAGAGCAAGTGAAACCGCATCCTTAGTAGCAAATGGAACAGAATCTATTAAATATATTATCTATAATTATTTAGGGGTTTATCAATCAACATCAACAGTGGATGTTTTACAAAAAATCCCAACTAATTTATTACCATTAGATGCTGATTTGACTAGAGAATATCTAAGACCATTAAAATTACATAGCATAGAAACTGATTTAGGACAAAGTAAACCTCTCTTGAATATTAATCCAGGATTTGAATTTGGGACAACTGCATGGACCGCCTATACAACTAGTACAACCGATGAATCTGCTGGTGAAATATCAACCTCTGAAGTTCTACAAGGAAATAAATCATGGAAAAACAGTCAAGTTCAAACCTCTACAAGTTTAAGGGACACATTAAAACAAGTAACCGATTTGCCACAAACTCAATTATTAAAATATAAATTAGAATTAAACGCTTTTTTAGAATCTGAAAGTACAACTGCAAGTTTTAAATATAAGTGTAAAGTAAAAATCGTTGAAACTGGTCCTGGAGCAACAGGTGTTCAATATTGGAATAATAGCACATCTGGATGGGTTGGAGCTGAAGTGTATAATGAGATTGATATAAATAATGATGAAAAAAACATTTGGCAACAAACTACATTTTCAATAGATTCAATCCCTAGCTCATGGGGTGCTGCTGATTTTGAAATATATTTAACAGAACCATATACATCAGTTTCATCAGGACTAGATGCTATTTATTATGATAATATTTTGTTAACATTTGTTAATCCAGATGGTTCATCCTATTATCCTGATTTTAATAATTATAATTTTATTCGTGAAAGATCCGATGCACTAGTATTAAGTGGGGTGTCGAAGAGTGAAAATTTAAATGCTGATTTAGATAATTGGTTTAGTGGAAATATTACAGGATCTTATTATAGATCTAGGGATGCTGTAAATTTTTTAAAATCAATTAGTGAAATTACATCAATTCAAGTTATGAATGATTATAGAGATTATTTAATTAGATATGAGGGTACTTTATATAATAATGATACCGATCCAATTGGTTTACATAATAAGATTTGGGTTGATTTCGGATCTAGTATTTTAAGAGATCCAGTTAGTTGTTATTTAGATTCCATGACTTATAATTTGAAAAAAAATACCTATGAAGTAATTATGCATTTACCTAACCAAAACGATGATATTAGTTCAACAATAAAAAGGCGATTTTCTTAACCTTTTTCTTTTCCTTGTTTGCTTGAGAAATCCCCTTAGTTCCCAACTTTGGGGGTTTCTTTTTTAAAATAATTTTTTTATTTAAAGATTTTTTTTGTATTTTTGTAAGCTAATAATAAAATTATGGTATATAATGAAAATTTTGAAATTCACTTTAGAAGGGAATTAAAAAGATTAAAATTAAAGAGATACAACATTTGTAAGATATTAAGTTGTACTATGCCAACATTAAAGAATAGAATCGAGAATCCAGGTCGCTTTACTGTTGCAGAAATCAAAAAATTAACTGACTATGGATTCGATTTAAATCGTTTAATTTAAAACCTTAAAATTTATGAAATCAATAAATCAAAAGCTGTTCGCTTTACAGCAAGAGATTGGAGCAATCTCAAAGGATGCTAAAAATCCTTTTTTTAAAAGCAGTTATTTCGACATCAATTCACTAATTAATAATTTGAATCCACTTTTGAAAAAGTACAATTTATTATTGGCTCAACCTATAATAAAAGGTGAAGTGCATAGTATTATTACAGACATTGAATCAGATGAATGTACTAAGCCATCTAGTTTACCATTACCAGAAATTAATGATCCACAAAAATTAGGTAGCTGTATTACTTATTTTAGGCGATATACATTAGTATCATTATTAGGTCTTATGGCTGATGATGATGATGGTAATTTAGCTAGTAATAAAAAGGTTGAATCTAAAAAAGTAGATAATCGACAATGGCTAAAAGAAAATGAATTAATTGCAACATTAAAAGGAACTCAAAAACAAGCGTTAAGAGTTATTGAAACGCATAAAATAAATAAAGAATATAGAGAAAAAATCAATAATCAATTTAATTTAAAATAATAATTATGGAACAATTTAAACATCAAAATGGCAATGGTAGTATTTTTAAAAATGAAAATAAAACACCAGAAAACAATCAGCCAGATTATAGGGGTTCAATAGTGCTACAAGATGGCACTGAACAACAAATTGCTGGATGGGTTAAACAAGGCAACAAAGGATCTTTTTTGTCTTTAAAATTAAGTGATCCTTATGTTAATACAGAAACACCAGTACCACCTTGTAATGATACAGGCGATGGTTTACCCTTTTAATTATAAAGCAAACTAAGGGAAATAAGAAGGCATGATTAATTTCGTGCCTTTTTTTTTGTATTTAATTTGTTTTATTTAAAAATTATTTTTAATTTAAAAGAAAATTTATAATTTATGAAAAATACTTATAGTAATATGCAAAAAAAATACATGAA